CGAGTGATCTCGGTCACCAGGCCGGAGGCGATATTGGGCAGGATGGCGAACAGCAGAATATTCAGCGTCGAGGCGCCATCGAGGCGGGCGGCGATGATGTACTCTTTCTCCAGCTCATCGTGGACCATGCTGTAGACGGAGCGCACCATGCGCGGCAGCAGCGCCAGCCAGACGGCGAACATCGCATGGCTGAGATGCGGCCCGGCAAAGGCGACGACGATAATCGCCAGCAGCAGCGAGGGGATGGAGAGCAGGGTGTCGAGGATATGGTTCATCACCGCCGAGCGCAGGCCGTGGGTCGATCCGGCAATCACGCCCAGCACCAGACCAAACAGCGTGGCGCCGAGGGTGACGACAAAAGCGCCGCCGACGGTGGGCGCCGCGCCGCTCAGCAGTCGGCTCAGCACATCGCGGCCGAGGTCATCGGTTCCCAGAAAGAAGGAGACTTCGCCATAGCGTGACCACGACGGCGGCAACAGCTGGTAGCCGAGGAACTGCTGGTCGATGCCGTAGGGGGCGAACCAGCCGCCGAAGACGCAGAGCAGCAGCAGGCCCGCGCAGCCGTACAGACCGATCATCGCCGTGGTGTCGCCATAGAACTTACGCCATACGGTGCGCAGCGCGCCGGGCGGACGCTTTTCCAGATAAACGCTATCGTAGGGCATATGAATCCGTTTTAAGTTTGTTAGTCATGCTTTAAGTCTTTTCAAAAATCCCGCTAATACCAACGCCTTGCCAGCATTGAGTGCTTTAATTTTGTGTGTTCTGCCTTGATTTGAAGGTTATCAATTTAACCAAAATGTGTACACTGATGTGTATATCATCTTCCGGAGTGTACACATTGCTTACAGACACAAAATTAAGAAAAGCTCTTGGCAAAAAGAGAGACCAGATCGAGGTCATATCGGACGCTCATGGTCTGAATGTCCGGTTGTCTACTTCCGGCAGTATAACATTCTTTTACCGCTACAGATGGAACGGGAAAGCCGCTCAGCTAACGATTGGCGATTATCCCACCACCTCCTTATCTCAAGCTCGCGAACGTAGACAGCAGTTCAGGGCCTGGTTGACAGAAGGTCTCGATCCGAGACGGCAAACAGTTCTGGAGAAACAGAAAAAAGTCGAAGCGCTCACCGTTAAAGAGGCTTTCGATTACTGGGAAAAGTATTACTGCATCCCTGAAGGTCTTGTGAAAATCAAGGTTAACCGGCGGGACTTCAATAACCATATAGCGCCTGTGCTGGGGAACATGATTGTTGATCAGACCACTAAAGCGCACTGGCTTAACCTTTTTGATGGCATGGGGCGAAGAGTTGTCACTGGTCAGATGCTTGGGCTGATGCAGCGTACGTTCCGTTTTTGCTCCAATCGAGGGGTAATTAATGTGAACCCAATTGAGAGCCTTAGACGCTCTGACGTAGGTCTCACAGCATCCGTAAAAGATCGCAGATTGAGTGATGAGGAAATCAAAACAGTTTGGAACATCCTTCCTGAATTGAAATACAGACAACAGCTGATAATGAAGTTTCTCATCATGACTGGCTGCCGGAGTACGGAGATCAGGACAGCAAGATGGGAGTGGTTCGATTTCCATGAGCAAACGTGGACCATTCCGGCAAGCGATTATAAAACCGGGAAATCGGTCAGAAGGGCACTTCCCGAGGCAGTAGTAAGAATGATGTTAGCAGAGAAGGAAACGTCAGTTTCAAAACACGTTGTGACACTGTCACGCTACAGAGGGCCAGAAGATGACAGACCGCCACTACAACCAAACGTCGCTCTGTTTTCTGCTCAGATTATAGCTAAAACAGGCATGAAGCCCTGGTCTCTCCATGACCTCAGACGAACAGTGGCGACACGCCTTTCTGAATTAGGTGCGCCGCCACATGTTGTGGAAAAACTGCTTGGCCATCATATGGCAGGTGTCATGGCACGTTATAACCTGCATGATTATCTGGATGATCAGCGTCACTGGCTTGCTGTTTGGCAGGATCACCTTGAGAAGCTGATTGGTCAGCCTCTGGTTTGATCCCCACGTTATCCTCCCAAGCCAGCAGGTCTGAAAGTCTCCACCTTTTAGGGCTGCCATTTATTTTAGGCTGCGGGAATGGCTGAGCAAAGTAAGAGGGCATCCGGGATGGGGTGCTCCAGAAATAGAGTGTGCTGCGCGATATTTTGTATCTGGACAGAACGTCATCGGTTATCAAAATTTCATCTGATTTATGAGATGTATTAGTCATAAAAACCCCTTAGTTACATTGTCCAGGCAGATGGTGTAGCCGGCGCGCGCAGCTCATGGCTGTGGCCACATAGCTACTTTTTCTGTTAACAACTTCTACAGTGATCTTTGAGCCTTGAACCACCACCGTATAAGTTCTTTTCGTTTTCTGTCGCCCGTAGGCTCCATAAAGCTCAACGTGTTTTGCCAGTGCCGCATCGCACGCCTGGCGGCCCAGCGGTGATTGTTTGCTTCGGTTAATCAGTCGCATATTCACCTCACACAAAGACATCAACCGGATCGCCAGCTGCGCGCGCGTTGTCGTTCGCTTCACGGCGGAGGCCGAGAACATAGCCAACGGGATCCCAACTGGACAGAATTGCATTGAGCTCTTTATGGCTGTGCCAGGTTGTCAGGCGTTTTTTAAGCTCGGTGGCGCAGGCGCGCACGTTCGCTCGGGTGGGGCCGGCCATCTTCATGCATAAGCACAAAGTCAGAAGCAGATCCGAATATTCGTCGGCGGCTGCACGCAATGCTGCCGGGTCGATGCTGGCTTCCAGCTCAGGTAATCGATGTTTAAGACTCATGCTGTCAGGTCCTCAATTCGTTTGAACTTAATAACCCAAACCCATGGATTGGAATTCCATGATTCGTCGCCGTAGATTGATTTCCAAAGGGTTACGAATGAGCCGCGGGCGCTCAGTTGATGTTGAGTCCAGCCTGGCTGATAGTGCTTCCAGAAGCCCCCTCGTAGCTTCGCCACGCCTTCTGCCTGAGCATCATGCTCGTTGATAGCGTTTAGCCGCTCAACCCGCACGTCGGTGATTTCCAGCAGAATGCGGCTGGCCCAGCGCGGCATGTGCAGCGAAGGAGTCCATTTCTCAGGCGTTGCCGGCTTATTGCAGACAGCTACGGGTACACGGTGGGTTTGCTCAGTCCATGAATTTCGCTCGCTGGCTTTGTATACCAGGGTGGCGACGTCTGTAGCCCGGCTATGCACCCGAAAGGCCTCCCGCACCCAGATGCGATCGCCTGGTATTCCGTATGGGCAGCATTCCCTGATCAGTTCAGGTACATCTTCCGGGTAGCAGCCGATAAACTTCTTCTCGATCTGAATGAATTTTGAAATTTGGTCTCTTCCGACCGTGCAGTCCTTTATAATCCTGCGCGTCTGCGTCTTTCGGCCATCCAACAATGCCCGCACCATCTCCCCGTTAAAAATCATCCCGCGTTCAGTAATTTTCGTCATATCGTTACCGGGAGGGCGAACCCTCCCGCCTCCCTTAGCCCACGTATTCCGGTTTCATGTCGTCCAGGGTGATGCGGAACTGCTCATACAGTTCATCACCGAGGTGGCGGCGCGATGAGGTCAGGGTGCTTTCTGCCTTCGCGAATAACGCTTCGGCTTCCGGATCCCCCGGGTTAGGAAGTGAATTAATGGCGGCCTCAACTTTGTTTCGGGCGTCTACCATGAAATAACGCTGCACGGCTTTACCTTTCAGTTCGGTGAAAAGAACAGTGCCCAACACAGCTTTCTCTTTATCCAGATCCGCCCTGATGGCTTTTGCTGAATCGACCGATTCGGCGCGCTCAATGCGGTCACGGAAATCATCTGCCAGGGAATCAATATTGAGAGCTGAATCCTGCGCGCTGGTGGTGATGTCTGTTCCGCTGGTGATCTCTGCGACAGACATTCTTTGCGCCGGCGCCGGGTTTATTTCTCGCTCGGTCCTTTGTTCAACTTCATCCGGGCTGTAAACACCCAGTATGACTTCCGGGCAATACAGCCGTGCCCAGTATTTGACGCCCAGATAAGCGATCTGCTGTTTCGGGTTAGAAACCCACAAAGGAGAATTACGTGTGACGACTCCAGAGAGATAAAGTGGCTCCCCCCAGGTGATTTCTGATTCACCGCGCAGAATCGCGCCGACCTGGACGAATAACCCGATTTCGTCTTCATCAGTCCAGCCGCGCACCCGTTCTGTAACGCTGTATTTCCCATTTTTACCGTGTTTTTCCCTGGTAATTTCCTGCGTCCTTGTGCAACGTTCCCAGTTGCCGCCGTAGCGATAATGAAATCGACCGTTAATAGCGCTGGAACTGGCGATTACCGCGTTGACGAGCTGGGCTTCATATCCGAGCACGCCGTTTACCAGATGCGTTTTTTGCGCGACTGCATAGGGATTCATGCCCCACTGCATAGCCTGCATAACGATGGCCATGCAATCGGCTGGCTTACCTGCAAGGTGAGCTGGCACTGTCACTTGTGAATCAGCCATAAGGTTTGCGAAAGCAGTTAACTGACCGAGAGCCTGAACGTTAAAGATCGCGTTGCTAGCTGAAATGGTGTTTGGTGCCTGCTGTTCGGCTGTAACAATGTTAGTGTTTTCCATGACTGTTCCCCCTTATGCCTGTACGCGCAGCGCTTCGAGACGGCGCATATCAAAATCGTTAAGTTCTTCGGTGTAGTCTTCGGTAATCGGCGCCGGCCATTCGCCAGTGTCGAAACCGTTCGCGATGGCACGCATTGCTTTGCGATATTCCAGCATGCCGAGTTCCAGCATTTCTTCGGATGCCTCGATGATGGCGATCCAGTGGTAGTTCTCGTCTTTGTTGACGAATATCCAGAAGAACTGGTCAAGGGCTGCGGTTTCGCAGTACATAGCCGCGCTCAGGTGGTAATCGCGCTCGATGATTTCCCGGTGCAGCTTCGCGCGCAGGCCTTCCTGCTTAATGTTCCACATACTGATGGTTTTCAGGTCCGCACCAATGCGCAGGCCGCCCATGTCTATCTCAAGGTCAGGGCGCACGCGAACTTCCAGCCCGGTTTCCTCATCAATGCCGAAATAGCTCACCTCGACGGCACGGCTCGGGTGCGTCAACAACTTGCCAGCGGTCGGGTGATTCAACAGTGCTTTCTGAATGGCCAGTGCCGTAGCCAGCTGCTGGCGGGTAACCAGCACTTTTCCTTCCGGGTTCTCGCGCCATGCATCCAGCAGCTCGTCGGCAAACACGGCATCCGGTTTTACCGATTTCACGGCCTGAATCAGATCGGCCTTTGTGCCAGAGACTTTCAGGGGCTGCGCCTTCTGTGCTTCCTGAGCAACCATGTCAGGATTAATAAGCGCCAGCTGTTCCAGTAAGGCATCGCGGCTACCGCTGGTTTTCACCTGGGCGGGCATGGTCGCGTTGTATTCCTTGATGCATGCCTTCATAGCGGTGGCAGTTTGCTTCTGTCCGTCTTCAATGCGCTGGAACTCAGCAGGTAAAGACATATAACCTTGGCCGGTTTCTTCAACTGATGTACCCAAAGGAACCTGGGCGGGCAGGGTCGCGTTGTATTCCTCCAGGAATCTCTTGATGTCATCTGCGCTGAGCAAAACCGGAAGCCCGTTGTTGTACTCGTCGATAAACGCACGGATCGTCGCAGTCGTGGTGAATGCGCCTTCCGGGATTTCGGGCTCGATGCTGAATTCTTTTTCCAGTTGATCAGGTTGCAGCGCCAGTGCATGCACTAGATTTCCCATATCCAGAACAGGGGAGCGTACCTTCTGGATGGTCTTGGATACGTGGCGCGCCTCGAAATACATCAGCGATACCCGGGCATCTTTAACCATCGTGGAGCTGATGCCGTTAGCGGCGTGGTAGACCTCATTTGGCACGCCTTCATATCGACCAGGCTCGAAATACTCCGGCCATGCTGGCGCTGCATGTTCAGCCTCTTCCTCTACATCGCTATGAGCACTCTCGGAAACCTGGCTTTTCAGCACTTCGGCGGTAAGATCCGGGCAGCGTTCAGCCAGTATTTTGCTCATGTTCACGGCAGTTGTTTGCGCAGGAGGCTCATCAGCGCCTTTGCCTGCTGATACCGCATTATCATTTTCGTCTTCGACCGGCTGAGCCGTTTCCATCTGCACATCGCTGGTGGTTTCCCCGGAATTAGCTGGATGTAATTTTTCTTCTGCAGCGCGCTGGCGCGCCTGGTCCACGATAGAAAGTGCTGGTGCTGGTGCTGGTGCTGGTGCTGGTGCTGGCTGGCTATCCATCAGACCATCAATCGAAAAAACACCATTGCCCATGTTTGAAACTTCAGGCTGTTTGGGCTTGGTCAGGTCTTCGGTTATCCACTTCGGATCCGTGGGGTCACTGATACCTTCGACATATTCACCACGTTCGGCGGCCAGAACCTGATTAGCGTCAGGACGTTTCTTTTGAGCTTCTTTCACCAGTTCGGTGCCAATTACCTGAAAGTCAGTTGGGATAGTTTCCAGGTCAGGTACACCTTCATCTCCATCGATAGCCTTTTTCACAGCGTCCAGAGTGACGGCGGCAGATGAAACATGACCAGCTTTCTCAAGCGTCTCAGCAGAAGGGGCGTCATGCTTATGCTCGGTCAGGTTCGCATTGATATAGGTCTGCAGACTTACCGGGAAATGATGAATATCGCTGGTGGCGCCACGAATAAGGGCAAAAATGGCGGCGCGGGAATAATCCAGGATGCCTGCAACCTTGCGCAGCGCTGCAGACCATTCCTTGAACGGACTTTCTTTCTTCTGGACGATCTCTTTGGCCCGGCGGTGAATTGATGCCGGGAAATTGTAGATATCGAAATCCATTGGCATTGTGGCCAGGGCTATTTCTACATCGAGCGTATCAAGGGTATGGGTGTAGTCAGGGTTGCGATCGGTTTTATTACTGCCGCCAGCATTCGTAACTGCATCGGTTTTCATAACTGAAGAAATGTAGTTACCGGCAGCCCATTCCCTGGTGAGAATGCCGCGGTCGATCGCGTTCGTGGCGAACCACAACTTTGCAAACTGAATACGTTTGCCGAGCTCATGCCGTTTCCCTTCCGGGAAGACTTTTTTATTGGCGCTGGTGAATTTCCAGAGCGCCGGCATATCGTATTTTTTGATTTCATGGACATTCTTGGCGGCCAGAATCAGGTCCTGAACGGCTGCGTTATCAGTGTCCATTTCAAGAACTGACAGCTCCTGCCGGTGAGGCATGCTGATATGATAAACGTGGCGTTCTTCGGCCATATACTGCGCCAGCAGCTGGGTGCGAAAGGGGAGTTCTGCCACGTTAAAAAGCGCGCTTGAATCGTTCTGGTATTCATCGCTACCGAAAGTTTCCACGGTCTCACCTTGTGCCGCGTCGACAGTGGTATAGGCATCAACCGGCTCGCCAGTAACGGCCCCAGAGGTTACTCCGGCATCATCGTGATGAACATCAGCAGGCGCCTGTCCTGGCTTCAAAGTCCAGGTGCGGCCATCGTCGCCGAGCTGGTAGCGTTCGCACCATGAGTAATCGAGAACACCCTCCGCCGGCAGGTCGTTGAATACCGGGAAATCGGTGCGAATAGGTTTTTGATAGTCTTTGCCGCGGCCTGTTTCGATCCCAGCGTCTTCCAGATCGACGTCGAGCTGCAGTAGGGCGCGAGCTTCTGATTTATTAGTGCGCCAGATTACGGCATCAGCTTTACCCGATTTTTGAGTCGCTTTTATCAGATAAAAATATTCCATGTGATAGCCTCTATTTTGGATGTAAAATCCCCAGGGCCATTGGTAGCGCCCATTCAGGGTGGTCATTGGTTTTGGTAATTTCCGGTGTAACTTTGGTCGGTGGCACCGGACGTACAGCCCGCTTCGGCGGGTTTACGTTAGCCCTCGTGAGCCATCTGGTCGTGAGAAGCGCAACGTTCAGAGCAATACTCTTTTTCTTTCCGTGCGAGCTGGTTCCCCTGGAGGTACAACAGGGTGCTTACCACTGGTTTTCCCTCAATTGCTTTGCGGCAATAACCGCATTTCTTCTGCATTCTTCCCCCTACATTTGCACCGTGAACCCGGCCGGATGCTCGTCAAGTACACCTTTCAGCGGATAACATTCAGCTTTCACGTGTTGCTCTTCTGCAGCTGCCTTGCAGTCATTCTCAGTGTCGTAAACGCCGAGCAGGACATCCTGATTACCGCCCGTCAGCATGCTGACGGTGAGAACCAGGGCGAATAGGCTTCCAGTCATAAAGTACCTGTTAACCATTCGTAGGTTGCTGATTCAATGACTACTTCCTGATTGTCAGCGTCACATGGAGTTTCTTCTCCCTGAACCTCATAAATACAAAGCAGGTCTATGACCTGCACATCCCTATATTTTTTAACCATTAGAGAATCTCCCACAGTGCGCTGAAGAGCGCGATCCAGATGAAGAGCCCAATAACTGCCGAAATGACCATGGCTCTGATGCCTTGTTTGCTCATTTCAACCTCTGCCTTGTCGCCGGCCAGCGGAACGTTTACCACCTGACAACAATGCGTTTGTTGTCGATGTGATAAATGATGCAACATAAAGTTTCGGTTGTAAAGGTGAGTATGAAAGTATTTATTTCGCTAACGGGCAAAAAAAATGGCACCGCAAAGGTGCCATTGGTTGGAGGGGGTTACGTTTTCTATTTTTTTTGATTGTTTATGAGGTCGTAGACGTCGTTCTTAAGCAACTCGATATCGTGCAGGACACCTTTGGTGTGAAGGATAAGACGCAACTTTTCGGACTCAGGAAGTTGGTTAAAGAGCGAGAGTATCATTAGCTCCTTTTCGTCCAGGTCACGATTTGATGATAACGTCTGATCAGGCTTATCATCAGTTTCATCTGAGGGAAGAAAGAACCAGTGCTCTGGTTTTCCTGTTGCTGCAGCAAGTCGCTTTAACCTCTCACCACTCGCAACACTTTTCCCTTTAGCCCAATTTTGCACAGCAGTGTGCGAGAGCATGACCTTCTTGGCTAGATCGGATTTATTCCAGCCATTTTCAGTCATGACTTGTTGAATTCTTTTGGCAAAAACTGGGTAAGTGATCTCATTCATAAGTGCATTTTACAACCTAAGGTTTCACTCAGCACTAAAACAATTTCTTTCATTTGTTGAAACATAAACTTTCGTCGTATATGCTTCTCTCCATCAAACCAAGGAGAGCACATGAACAAAGAGACGCAACAAAAAATCAGTAAGGCAGCATCTCGTGCCTGTATCGGAAAGCACTTTGGCATCAGCGGTCAGGCTGTTGGTAAGTGGATTTACGAGAATGGAGTGCCTCAAAAACGCATCGTCCCACTATGCCGTTTTCTTAACTGGGAAGTAACGCCTCATGAAATTGATCCTGAGGCGTACCCAAACCCAACTGACGGCCTGCCGAAACGGGAAGGCTGACTATGCAAACACTTTCCTTTCAACAAAATACCGGAATCACCACCGGCGCACTGATAAAGCGAAATCAGCTGAGAGAGTCAGATCACGACGCTATTCGCTCTGCTGTTCGCGCCTGGGCAGCAGCTGAAGGGCAGGATGTTGTCTCGGCATACATCATCGATGAGTGGCGACAGCAGGGCGGCGAGGAGATCGCGTTTCCTGATGATATCAGCCGTGCCCGCCAGAAGCTTTTTCGCTACCTGGACAACCCTGCCGACTCTGAGCGCTATCGCGAGTACGTTCGCCTTCTTACCCCGGCAATCATGGCCGTTCTTCCACTGGAGTTCCGACATCGTCTTATGCCTCAGGACGATATTTTGTCGCGCCTGTCTTCGGCCATGAAGGAATGCGCAGAAGCAAAGCAAGCGGTGATGCTGAACGCGCCAGAGCACCAGAAACTGAAGGAGGTGAGCGAGGGAATAGCGTCGCTTTTCAGGCTAATGCCTGAGCAGACAGGAGCGCTGATGACGATCGTGAGCTCAATGCTCGGCGTGATGTAAGCGGGGTATCCATGAATCACATCGAATTTATTGAGAAGAACGTCCGCGAGGAACTTCTTCGCCAGGGCTTCACGCAAGCAGTGGCTCAGGGGGGGGCATACCAGGCGGTCGGTATGTACAAGCGGATGTCACAGGCAAGCCGAAAAGGGGGAATGTTTGACGATGTTATGCGACACGCAAAGTTATGGGCAGAGAAGCAGACCAGCGCAGCTGAACGCCGGGAAGCAAAGCGTAAAGTGCGAAAGGGCGGCGACCAGGCTGGGTTGTTCTGAAAGGGTGAAGACTGTTGTGCGCCAACACAGCCAGTCTTCGGGTGAATTAATTGGGTCAATTCACGGGATGAAGTATGTCAAATACCGCTGAAGTTATCAATTTTCCAATCAAAACCGAACTAACGGGAGGTCGCATGGCCGACCTGTCCAACGGCTATACCAGAATCGCCAATGAGATACAGAAACTCAAACCGAGGCTGCGCATGTCCGGGCGCGAGTGGCAGTGTCTTGAGGCTGTTATCTGGCTTACCTACGGATGGAACAAAAAACAGGATCGGGTGACGAATACCGTGATTTCTGAGTTAACCGGCTTGAGTGATTCTCATGTTTCAGATGCGATAAAGCTACTCGCGGCACGGGGAATTATTTTTAGTCACAAGCATGGTGTGATGAAAACTGTCGGTATAAATACTGAGCTATCCGCCTGGATTTTGGACAAACCGAAAACGGGAAAACTCTTCCCGAAAACGGGAATTTCCTTCCCGGAATCGGGAAAAACCTTCCCGGAAACGGTAGACACCCAAGACTATAACAAAAACAATATTAAAAGATCTTCGTCTCGGAATTCTGAAGAATCCCGAAACAAGGAAACATTGAAGTTTCTCTCTCGTCATCCAGAAGCGGTCGATGGGATTTATACCCCTGCAGGAAAATCCTGGGGAACAGCTGACGACCTCAAAGCCGCGCGATGGATTTTCGATAAAACCCTCACCGTGAATGCCTCCCTCTCAGAGCCGAACTGGGTTGAATGGGCAAATACCATCCGTCTGATGCGCATGCAGGACAAACGCAGCCATTACGAAATTTGCGAATTGTTCAAGTGGGCCAACGAAGACAGCTTCTGGCAGAACAACATTCTGAGCCCCACCAGCCTGCGGAAACAGTGGGATCAGCTCACGACTAAACGCCTGCGCAACCATGGTCCATCCAGAAGCGCATCAGGCGCCAGTGCGCTGGACAACACAGACTGGATCAACGGGGTACTCGAATGAAATCTATCGCAGAAAGCATGCACAACTTCGACCGTGAAAACTTCCAGCGAGTGGCTGCCGGGCTTCCGGAAATGCAGGACGAGCAGGCATTAAAGCGCCAGGCGGCCAAGACTGCGGAGATCTTCAACGAGCTGTTCCGCCAGCTGCTTGCCGTATTCCCGGTGCTGGCCAACAAATCTGTGGAAGACCTCAACGAGATGCGTCGCCAGTGGTTGTTGGCGTTCAAAGAGAACGGGATCACCACAGTTGAGCAGGTTAACGCAGGGATGCGGGTTGCGCGCAAACAGGAAAAACCATTCATGCCATCACCGGGACAGTTCGTCGCCTGGTGTCGTTCTGAGGAGGCGGTAACTGTAGGCCTGCCAGATGCGAGTGAGCTGGTTGAAATGGTTTACCAGTATTGCCGGACTCGCGGCCAGTATCCAGACGCTGAGTCGTACCCATGGCCTGAGCACAAAATCGAACCGTTAACGCTGAAACACAAAGCCTGCTACTGGATGGTTACTGGCTTGTACGCAGACATGCGCGCAAACGGCCTCAGCGACACTGAGTTGCGACGTAAGGCGCAGGATGAGCTGCTGCGTATGGTTCGTCGCTTGAATGCCGGGGAAGTGATTCCCGAGCCGGTTAAGCAGATCCCAAAGCTTGGCGGACGTCCGCTTAGTAACGAGCAGGGCTTAAACAGAATCGCTGAAATCCGCGCGAAATTCGGTTTAGGCAGAGGGCGGAAACATGGCTAGAGCATTATCAGCAGTTGAGCGCAGAGAGTACGTCCGCGCAGTGATTCGGATCACCAGGCATCAGGGGCGCCTTACGACCACCGAGGCAATGAAAAAACTGGGGCTGAGCCGCGCTACTGTCCAGCGGTATTTTTCCGAAGCAGAAGCGACTGGCGAGGTTGTCCGGCATGGTCGTCTGGGGCTGTTCTGCGATCAGAGGGCCGTCATCGACTTTGACATGAAGCGTTTTGGCCTGGTGCCGAAAGTTGCTGTTGGGATGAATTACAGCCTGCTTGGCAGTCCTGTTTTTCAGCGAGTTTTAGATGTTCAGGAGGCTATTCATGGCTAAGAATTCAATCGATGTATACGGTGCCAGCGGCAAAACAAATGTGCTCAATTTCGAGCCTGAAAACCTGCACCTTGTCACCGATAAGACCCACCCACTTTACGATGAGCGTGTACACCTGCCGATCGAGGAAGGAATGGTACTGAACATTGCGGAGCTGGGGGTACTGGAGCCAATCATCGTCTGGAAAGACCCTGAAACGGGGCTCACCTGCGTAGTTGTTGGCCGTCAGCGCGTTAAGCATACCCTGGAGGCAAATAAACTCCGTCTGAAAGAAGGCAAAGACCGACTGCTTGTTCCCGGAGTCGTTAAGCGCGGATCAGCAAATCAGATGGCTAAATACATGGTCAGCGAAAACGAAATTCGCAGACCCGATACGCCGCTTGGCCGGGCTAAAAAAATGTCAGATGCCCTCGACCGCGGGCTCGATGAGGACGACATTGCGGTGTTGTTTGGCTGCAGCGTTCAGACAGTTCGAGCAACGCTCTCCCTCCTCGATGCTACTCAGGCCGTCAGGGAAGCGGTGGAGGCTGGCACAGTCACCGTTACCCAGGCGCGTCAGCTGGCATCGCTTAAACCCGAAGAGCAGCGGGCAAAAGTGGCAGAAATCAAGCTGGCGACAGCTGGCGCAACCGGCCATGAAAAAGCCCGGCGTCAGCGTCAGATCCTCGGTGATGCAAAGCCTCGCCTGAAAACCCGCAAAGAAATCACAAAAGCTCTGGAATCTGCCGAGGGTGAGTATGCGAGCGCACTCCGTTGGGTGCTCGGGGAGGCTGTATGACAATCGTAAAAACCCATATCGGCACCGTGATCACCAAAGACGGTCCGAAGGTAAAAAAACTGCACCAGACAGAGCGGATGTGGGTCGTCGGCAAAAACGAGTTTTACAACAAAGAAACCGGGCGCCGTCACTTTGCAGAAAATACGCGCCGCCGGCTGCTGCTCGACACCATCAAGCCTATTGAGGTGAAGCATGTTTAAACAGAACGAAAAGGCTATTTCACAGATTGCGGAATATATCCCGCGCGCCTGCCGGGGTATGCAGCTGCAGGAAGCGAAAGCGCGTCTGGAGAAAAAAATCGCGCTCTATACCGATGACGGCTGTGATGTTGCCGTTCTTAACGCGGCGTTTGCATCAGCTCTTAACAGTCATACGCGGGAGTCTTTTTTTTCGTGCATTTATGCGCAGCTGCGCGAGGGGGCCAGATGACAATCACATAACATGCACTAAACGAGCTCATTCAGTCGCTTGAGTCGGCTGGTTAGCTGTCGCAATGGGCTGATATGCAGTTCTTGCTGTGGGACGCCCAGCGCCGGGCTGGTATCACTGATGATCAAGATTACCCAAGCGATGATCGATGAGCTCGCGGTAAACAAGCAGCACTCATTGCCGGAGCCGAAAGATGGAGAGCCAATACTGCATTTGAAATAATAGCTACCTTTACTTTTAAAATTACACATTTAATGGTTGTATCTTTTTGCAGCAAGTAGTTAAATCAGTTTATCCCCGCGAGAGATTCGAAAAGGAGGGCCCAATTTTGTCCGAGTTTTTGTATTCCCCCGCATGCCGCTGCAGAGCACTACATCTGAGCGTCTGACCAGGGGATGAACCAAGATTGGATAGTGAGAAGAAAGTGGCGCGTAAGGCTGAGCTGAGCGTGCCGGCTGACCCGGATGGGGAGCAGCTTTCGCCGATGTCGTAGTGGACGTCGGTCAATGCATGAAAAGCTGAGAGGTCAGACAACCAACTTGCCAGAGGAGCATCTCCTGCGTGATGCTTGAGAGCTAACCGAAAGCAATGCGAAAAAGCATAAACTCGGCCTGCCAATCGTCCTTATTATCCGCCTGATAGCAGTTTGTGACTGGGAGTGGATATGTTAGTAGATTATCTTTTGATTGGACTTAAGCGTCATGGAGAGATAAAACAAGTCAAGCATAAGGCTGGAGATATGCTTGAGTCGTCACTGGCTTTTTATCCTGCAAATAATTACAACCTTGAGCAGCCAAATTGCGTTTATGATGTTAAGGTAATTCACCACCGAGGGCATCGTTATGCTATTGCTATTGCATGCGATGTAAATGCTTCAGAAATTAATTCCTTGGTTGAATCCACAAAAATGAACCCCATCCCCGATGGTGTAATCGGGGAAATCTGATGTTGGAATCAAAGGAGTTTGTCATAGATTGATGGAATGAATGTGGACGTACTTACATCATCTAGACCTGATATAAGAGATGGTTTAGGCTGTGATAAACTCTAATGCGAACAAACGATCTAGTTACCCTGCGTTACATCACTATGGCCTGCCTGATCGAAAAAATAAGGAGGGGGTGTGTCAAATTTTCTTTCTTTTATTGGGGTGCTTGTATCAATAGCTAGCTGTTATTATGCATACAAAGCATTCACATCTGCTAAAGAAATATCCTTTCCGGAAAAAAAGCCTCGTGAAAATATGTGTGTTATTAGATTTTTCTCGAAAGAAGCTAAGGAAGGTGCGAACAAGTTCCTGATATGAGATCATCATATTCATCCGGAGCGCATCCCAGAGGGACATCAT